ATGTAATACTGGGCATGTTGAGGATGAATGCCAGAAGCAGTGCCACAAAGCTGAGAAACAGTACCAGAAGGCTTAACGCAAGTGATAGCAGCAGAGACAGGGATATTAAGAGCATTTGCTGTAACTTCGTTAGCAACGATTGCTTCATTTCTCAACATCTCCAATCTTGCTGGTAACGCTTTATCATCAGGATCATTCAGTAGCTTATGGTCATAGATACCTGTCAGCGATACACCCAATAGACGCTCTTCAGCGGTGTTCTTTTCCCAGATCTTACGTAAGTATGGGAAGGTAGTCATTGTGCTCTGCCAAGTACCTAGAACAGCCGCTACACGTACTTTGTACATCAAGTCTTGTAGAGTGTCTGTATCACGAACAATGACCTCTGTGAGGTTACAGAACTGGTAAGGACGAAGGATAATCTCTGAGCAAGGATTCGTACCGAAGTCATGGTTAGGATCTCTACGACCATTGATAGCTGCTTGCTTCTTCGATGCGTCTCTGTTAAAGATACCACGTTCACCTGAATGGCTTTCATAGATCGAACACCATTCACGCATAAACTGCCCTACTGAAGGCTTTACATCGTACACAGCAGAGTTATTAGCAAGGCTACGCTGTCCTTGTTGTTCCCACCATGCTCCTGCTTTAGCGTGTGCCATACGATCATCACTGAGATCGCTTAAAGATATCATTGCAGAACGCCGCACACCACCCACAACAACAACCTCCCCGATCTTGCACAGAATATCATGGCATTCAAGGGACGACAGACGACGATTTTTGGCCGCTTGGAACTTCCTAATAACAAACTTGAATAGTTCAACGAGGGGTTCTGGACCAGAAGCTCTGCCTCCAAAGGTCTTAAGTCTGGAGCCAGCAGGTCTAACTTTGGATACATCCCAGGTTGCAACTTCTCCAGCATATAGTAAAGCAATGAGTTGTCGTAATGCTTTAGCCCAGCCCTCTTTGCTGTCGGATACCACGATAGTAGTTTTACTATCGAATAGCTGATCAGGGACTTCAGGGAGTTGATTAACATACTTAGCCTCTACAGAGAATCCTACACCAGTACCACAAAGAAGGATGTACATCGCTTCATCGAAGGACTTAGGATCATCAATAGGTAAGTAACTACAGTTGTATCCAGCAATGTTCTGACGCTCCAGAGCCTCACCAGCAGTCATCATACAACGCATGGAAGGCATCACATCCATGTTACGAATAGCTTTCTCTACAGTCTTGTAGATATGCTGCGGGATCTCATACTTATGTTTGTCTAACAGTTGCTTCTTCATGAAAGCCATGTATCGGTTAACTGTTTCATCCCAGTTCTCACGCCTGCCTTGTTCGTCAATGAAACGGCTGTAACGGCTTTTGTGGATAAAACTTGAATAGTTATTCAACTTCATTCTTCTTCCTCTTCGGTGTCATCTATTTCGTCAACAAGTTGGTCAAACATGGCCTCGATTCTGTCCTCAAACCTGTCTACCAGTTCTTCTGATGTTATCCCTAAGATCTCCATGAGTGAGATCTCATCCAGCCTCTTAAGTTTATCAAACAAGTCCAGAATCGTTAAAGCCATAGTTACTCCTTATAGTACTTCTTAATCACTGTATCATAGTTTGCAATCACATACTCCAGATAGTGTACTGCTTTCTCTAGATCTTCTCTACCATTCTTACGTTGATGTCGTTGGACATACTTAACAACATTAGCTAACCAAGGGTCTAAGGACCATGCTGAGATAACATCCCAAGGTTGTAGTGTTGTTTCCTTGTAATGATTACCACCAACCTGTTTAGCTTGGTTTGAGTATTTCGGCAGCAATTGGTTCACTCCTTCTTTGTTGTTGCCATCCACCACAGTCTTGGCACTGGTAACGCTGATACTTTCCGGTAAGGGACGTACTGAATCCACGCCTTTGTAGATTGATGCTACCACATCTTGTGCAGCTCCGATGATCCCCTGAGACGGAGATGTTCGGGTGGGTTCGAATCCAGGGAAGAAATCGCTCATAGACTTTTTCCAGTAAGATTACATCTTGTTTGTTGTACTGCTCCATGACTTCCCATGCTGCTTTGTCTTTGTTCATACACTTGATCCAAAGTTCAAAGCCTTCATGCTTAGTCTTCTGTCCTAGTCCTAATGCTCTAGCGACATAGTCCAGTTTGTTACTAGGAAACCTAAATTCCTTTCTAGCAGTCTTTAACAGGTCAATCTGATGGTAAGGTGCTGGAGGAGACATACCAGCCTCTAAGAACTCTTTATTGAGTGTTGGTATGTCAAACCTAGTTCCATTGTAATGTACCACAGCATCGCATTCATCTAAGAGACTATGGATCTTCTTTAGCATAGTCTTCTTACCGTTTAGGATACTACTGAACATTAACTGATCACCTTGATACCACTTAGCGGACCAACACAAAACACTACTGCTGTCTACAATCTGGCTGATACTGATGTTCTGTTGAAACAAACCCCAGACATAAGCAGTGTTTGGTGCTGATTCGATGTCAAGTAGTAGGATTCTCATCAGTTTCTGAGTCTGTGTCAGTACTTACAGGATCATCATGTCCGAAGATGTTAATGATCTTTCCGAATTGTTCAACAAACACTTTATTCTTGACATCGTAACCGTAGTAAGCGCTGATAGCTTCACAGGCTTTCTCTAACAACGTAAGCCAAGTAATACCACTATCGTAGGTAGCATCAATAGTAACTATATGGCTTAGTGGATAACCATAGTCAGCGTTGTGCTTCTGTCCTTCTTCGTCTTCCTCTGAACTTATTGACATATTAAAACTAATTCTACTGTCGCTCATCTTCATCTCCATTCATTAGGGCATCCCAGGCATTAGGGAATACTTCAGAGCAGACTCGGCAGATGTTCTCTGCAACGATCCTTGTCTCTGCTTGGGCTTCCTTTGCTAACCTTAATTGACATACTCTAGCAAAGGCGTAAAGGCTCCCACTCCAATACCATTCAGTCATCATGGATTGGGGGAGAATCATCCTAGCCTGCTCAGGGCAAATACTTTCCTTAAGCATCAGCTCATATAATGTTACCATATAAGCAGTGTACTTGTCAACTGTTTCATTCCAGTCAGTAAAACTTTTTACAGGCTCTGACGAACTACCTTGCTTGACATTAGGTGCTTTACGTCTGAAGTAAGTAGGCTGGTAGAACTCTGGTTTACTGTCTACATAGCGTCTACTGACTTCATTCCAGGCTAGTCCTACCGTATGCTTCATCAACTGCCTAGCTACGAAGATCGGTGCTTTGATCCTAAACTGGATAAAGCAGTGACTGAAGGGACTCCAATGGTTGTGTTTAGCTAGATAGTTAATCAGCTTGATATCTTTAGGATCTAACACAGGTAAAGGAAAGTAATGATTGCTTTGCTCTGTGTCGTACCAATCAACAGCTTCTGACTCTTTATCGAAGCTAACACGAGCAGCATTGACTACCGTTAAGTCATTGCCCATGTGATCGATGTAGTCTACTTTAATGTTGGCCATAAACCTTTCTCATTCTGGTGGCTTGTTTGCTTTCCTCTACAGTCTTCTGCTTCTGATGTACTTCCCACAGCTTTGCCTTCTCTGCTATTGCTATGAAGTGATCAAGGCTAACCAGTGCTAAAGGATCAGATCTATTCTGCTTGATGACTAAGAGGGGTTCTTTGTCTTTGCCTTCACAGTGCCGTATTGCTTGTTCGTAGTCATTGTAGACTGCGATTCTTGCTCTGTTCTTGCATTCAATGCCGTACCTAAATCGTTCCAGTGCATTCGTCGAGAGCCAGACATCCTCGCCCTGTGTACCCATTGGTGTGCTTTTGCAATCATGTTCGCTTAGATTGAAAGTGTCTCTTAGCTTCTGCACCACCAACTTTTGCAGCAGTCTTCCTTTGTTTTTTGCACTTGAAGGCTTCAATATCTATCTCCGTCCAATTACTTATCCAGCTTTTAGGAATGATCATGACAGCATTGCAATCATTCTCTCCTATCGCTGCTGCTAGGTGTACTTCATCATCAGTCTCATGTGTCATAAACCCAACAGACTTACACTTTGCTACCGAGCCAGTACCCTTTAGTTGCCATCCTGAACTGGCTACAGCATCTACCCATTCTAGGTAGACGATGGTGTTGGTGGTTGCCATAGCTCACCCTCCTTACGTCTAATCCACAGTAGTTGTCCGTTCTCTAACACACGTTCAGCATCGCCATCATAAGCCTTCAGTACAGCTTCATACATGGCTAGGTCAGTATCAAAGTCACCGAGGATCTTGTCAGCCTTCTTAGGACCAATACCACGTAATCCTTCGATGTTATCTACCTTGTCACCAGTAAGGATCTGACGATAGAAGTTCTTAAGTGCTACTTTGTCATTCACGTAGTAATGATCCTTCTTAACAGGATTGTAGTGATGACCAGGGATCATGTCTAAGTCTTTGTCAATGGATACGATGATTGAGTTATCCCTAGTTAGCGTGGCATGGATTCCAATAGCATCATCAGCCTCTTGTCCATTAGCCACTCTGAAGTCCCAAGCAGTAATAAGATACTCACGAAGGCTATGAAGATGTACGGGCCTGGGCGCATCTTTTCTGTTTCCTTTGTAGGGTTTTGTCTTAGCGATGTCATGTCTGTAGTTTTCTTTACCAGTTAAGTAACCGACATGAATGTTAGAGGAAAGTTCAATAAAGACTAACTCCTCTAACATGTCTGCCATCGTTCTGATAGCAACCTTCTCTGTTTCCTCGTTACAGGCAAAGCCTACACGGTAGCAGAGAATGTCACCATCAATGATTGGCATTAGCTTCATTACAGTACGTCTTCTGTTTCTTCTTCATCTTGCTTAGGCTGTGCACTGTAAGTAACCAAGTCAGTGATCACTAGCTTCTTCAGTGAAGGCGATACACCTTTCTTGTTCTTAAACGTCCATGAGTATGAACCCATGACACAGACAGCCTTTGTACCGTTACCGATGTGTGCCATGACTTGATCACCATTCTTGTCTAATGCTTTGATCTCATGGTTACTCTTAGCGGTAATGTAAAAGCCTTTACCTTCTTTGTTGCGAACAGAGATACCCATATCTTCCAAAGCCTTAACAGCCTTGTCTGACAGGTTAGTCAGATCTACTTGATACTTACCGGACATATCGTTAGGCTTATCAAGGAAGGGCCACATCAAGGTTGCTTCAATACGTACAGGTTTTTGTTCCATCTTAGTTTCCTCAGTGAAAATACAATAATAGTGTATCAGTTCATCTTAAATTTGTCAAGCAACATTCTACTTTGTATTTCAGCCATCATTGATTCTGTAGCTGATTCCGCAATAGAGTGTAGCAACGCCAACATCATACGGTTTGATACTAACTTATCACTCTGAACATCCATTGTTACATAACCAGCATCATCCTTTCCTATCTTAATAGTTACGACAAGAGAATCAATCTCATCAAAGTTGGTAATCATCAGTGTGTTTCCTTCCAGTTATTTCCTACTTTGTATTCGCCTGTTAGCGGACAACGTAATCCCAAGGTAACACCAGCCTTCTCAATAGCTGCTACTGCAAGACTACCAACTTCATCAGCATACTGTTTAGGACATTCTATCTGCCATTCATCATGGACATTAGCCACAAACTTAGCAGGTATCTTATGTTTCTTGAGTGAATCATGTAGGTGGATCAGACCTTGCTTCATCGAGATCGCACCAGCTCCTTGAAGTAACGTGTTAAGTGCTGCGTGTTCCGACCGTACCCATAATCGACGACCATCAAGGGCAGGTAAATACCCTTTCTCTGCATACCTGCTAACTTTATCTTTAAGTGTCTTGAGAGCTGGCGTATTCTTAAGGAAACGGGCGATGAGTTTCTTTCCTTCCTCGGCACTCCCTTGAGCAATCGATCCAATCTTAGCTGGCCCTGCTCCATAGAGAAAGGCATAGATAAACGTCTTTGCTTGCGCCCTACTCTCAAGACCAGCAGCGAGTTGGTTTTTAGTGTGGACATCCCCATTGATTACCTCCTTAGTGTACTCATCATCCTTCATGTAATGAGCTAACATACGTAGTTCTAACCCTGAAGCATCACAACCAACTAAGACATTACCAGGATCTACAGTCCATACTTGTCTGCATGTTTCACCATACTCAGCATTGACAGCAGGAACCTGTGCCATGTTAGGGCTGTGATGCGTCATACGCCCTGTGACAGCACCGTTAGTGATGACCTTACCGTGTACCCTACCATCATCAGCAACGTGTTCTAACCATGATGAGGACTGTGCTATACGCTTCTGGATAAGTAGATACTCAGCCATTGCCTTAGCCTCTGGGTAAGGTAGCTTAGACAGGATCACTTCATCAACCATTGGCTTACCTGTCTCAGTGAACTTCTCAGGCTTCCATCCTAATGATGTCAGTCTACGTCCTATCTGATCTCTGGAGCCTGGGTTAAACACTTCAACATGATCCTTTAGCTTCTTACCTGTCTTCTCACTAACACGTTCAGTGATGATCGGTGGGAATATAGTCTGTAGGTTCTCCTCAATGGTTGATAGCTTCGTGGTTAACTGAGAGATGAACTCAGTACATAAGGGTATGTCTAGTTTGAATCCATGTCTTTCCTGCTGTGCAACAATGAACTGTACCTTGTGTTCAATGTCAATACTTTGTGGTGAGAAGTCCTTCAATTCTGTACATAGTTTACGATGAAGTTCACCAGTAAGATTAACATCCTGGATACAGTAATCAATCATCTCTTGTGTCAAAGCAGTAAAATCTTGGAACTCAATCTTGTGATTCCCTAATCTTTTCCCCCATGCTTCTAGACTGTGTCCTCCTTCGATACTGGGATTCCATAGCCTCGACAGCACGAGCGTATCGGAGGCCTTCTTGAGTGGTATCGTAATGTTCCACAATCTCCGAAGGTGGTAACCGTCGAAGCTGATTAGATTGTGTCCGATCACTGTGTCGTAATCCTCTATAAGAGGCTTTAGTGTATTTGGATGAGTATGACATACCACCTCACTTGTTGTCAGATCCTTCGTGACTACGCAGAAGATAACAGTCTGATTCATGTCTGTTTCGATGTCCAGCACTAAGCTCTTCATATTTATGTACCAGTTTCTGATAGTCTTCTAGCAGTGTATCATATTTCTTCTTTAGCTCTGCGTGGTCAGCTAACAGCCTATCCATTACCCACATTAACCCTCTCCCCTGATAACATCTGCTGCATCAGCGTAACCTCTTCTCTCCAAGGCTTCAATACAGCGATCTAGTCTTTCTTCACTGGCTTGAAAGGCTACCATCTCAGCGAACTTCTCAAAGTCAAAGCGTTCACAATCCATGCGGTTGTTCCAGCATTGGCTCATCATATCTCTAAGTGTTTGTTTCACTGCCGCTGTCCTTCCAATCAAAGTTCTGTGCTTTGTGATAAGCAAGTTTTATTGCTTCTTTGATACCCCATTGAATCAACATCCTAACCTCTTCATCAGTAAGATCAAAGTGTAGTGTAGCTGTACCATCATCATGCTCTTCAATGTTTGTAACTTCAGCCATTATGGTCTCCTATCAGCATCTTGACTAGCTTCTAAGTAGTCTGATGCTCTTCTGATCTCTTTGATGATCTCTTCGAACGAACAAACTAC